TATCGAAATACAGCCACCTCTGCGCTCTAGTGTAGCAAATAACGAAACAATTAACTACGACAACGTAGAAATGAAGGTAAGGCTAAGAAACGACATTCAGTCATTTGGTATGAGCAATGATGGACTATTCAGATACGAAGTGGACTTCATTGAAGCACTATGAGTAGAAGTATTCATGCTTCGGTTATAACGGAGTTAGCAAAAGACTCAGTAAAGATGTGTCACATGATAGAGATACACCTTTCATCAACATCTTATTTGACAGACGCAGGACAAGACATCAGCTATGGTGGAAACACATATGTAGCCAGTAGCCACTTTCTAAATATTGCTACAGTTAAAGAAGAGTCGGAAGTAAGAGTAGGAACATCTAAGCTGAAACTATCAGGCGTAGAGCAGTCGTTTATATCAGCGTTATTAAGTAGTGGATATGTGGCTAGGCAATTGATTGTATATAGAGCGTACTTAAACAGCACAAACGGAATAGTAGGAACGCCCGTGCTTATATATGACGGTAGAATTAGTGAGTTTGACATTGTTGACACACCTGAAACATCTACAGTAGAGTTGGGCGTAGCCTCTCATTGGTCAGACTTCGAGAAAAAAGCAGGAAGGCATACCAACAGCAACTCTCAGTCTTTGTTTTTTACAGGCGATAAGGGATTTGAATTTGCAGCGAACATTGTTAAAGACTTAAAGTGGGGTAGAGAATAATGTTTGAATGGTTTATTAGCTTTATAGCATCAGCAGTAATATCTTGGTTATTAGCACCTGATATTGAGGACATAGAGCAAGAAAATACAGATGGTGCGCTTCTTAATAAGCAAAGTAATAATGCTCAGATACCTGTCATTTACGGTGAGAGAAAAGTGGGCGGTACACGTGTATTTGTAGAGACAAGTGGCACAGATAACGAATACTTGTATATTGCTTTAGTGCTTTGTGAGGGAGAGGTTGAAAACATTACAGATGTATATATCAATGACATACTATCGGGTGATGCTAAATTCAGTGGTTTGGTTACGATTAACAAGCACTTTGGCTCTGACACTCAAACTGTAGATACAACCCTATTAAACGCACCTAGTTGGACATCAGCACACACATTAAAAGGTGTTGCATATCTAGGCATTAGATTAAAGTGGGATAGAGAGGTATTCGGTTCAATTCCAAATATCCACGCAGTAGTTAAAGGTCGCAAAGTAAGAACATTCAACGGCAGTGGCGTATTAAGCACAGCTGAGACTTATTCGACAAATCCTGTAGAGTGTATGTTGGATTATTTAACCAACACTAGATACGGTAAAGGACTAGAAGCCTCTGATTTTGAATCAGGATATACTTCATTCTATAACGCATTTCAAATATGTGACGCATTAGTAGAATCGCACACAGGTGGCTCGTATATCAACACATTCAATTGTAATGTTATATTAAGCACAGATAATACTATCATGGAAAACGTGAAGGTGCTATTAAACGGTATGCGTGGTTTAATGCCATATACGCAGGGTGTTTATAAGCTTATTGTTGAGAACACAGGCTCAGCATCTTTCGCATTTACAGAAGACCATATCATTGAAGGAATTAGCATTACAGGGGAAAAAAAAGGTTCAAGGTTTAACCGTGTTATTGCTACGTTTACTAATAAAGATAATAATTGGCAAGACGACCAAGCAATATACCCTGAAGCAGGAAGCACAGAAGAGACCACGTTACTCTCTGAAGATGGCGGAGTTGAATTAGTTAAGAGAGTTAGACTGCCAACCATTACAAATATTTATCAAGCACGTAACATTGCCAAAACAGTGGTCAATAAGTCTAGACAAGGCATTAAGTGTTCGTTTTTAGCAACCTCAGAAGCACTACAAACAAGCGTTGGTGATATTGTATCTGTGACACACAGAACTCCGGGTTGGAGTGCTAAGACATTCAGGATTACAAACCTGTCATTAAAGGCGGACGGTAATGTGGTAGTTGCATTATTAGAGCATCAAGACTCGGTTTACCCTTGGGCAGACACAAGTGCTTATACGATAGTGCCTGATACCACCTTGCCTGACCCTTTTAGTGTTCTACCTGTGTCAAGTGCAGGATTGTCTGTTTCAAGTGGCGAAAACTACCAAGTTACAAATGAAGACGGCTCAACTAGTCCTAGGATTTTAGTAGCTTGGACAGAGCCATCAGATAGTTTTGTTGAAAAATACGTTATTCAGGTTAGAGTAGCAGGAGGTACGCCATCAGAAAATCCTTGGGATATAGAGCATACCACAGACAGCTCGCCTTTGTACATTACAGGTGTAGCATCAGGTACAACAATTGACCTAAGAATCAAAGCGGTAAACGCTATGGGCGTATCTTCGTCATGGACGCAAATAGATAATCATACAATCGCAAACCTAGTGGGTGGTGGCGCAGGTGGCGTAACTACATTCTCACAAACAACACCGCCAACAGTAGACCTTGAAGTTGGAGATATTTGGTTTGATACAGATGATGGAAATCGTGTATATCGATATGAAGGCTCACCAACACCTGCTTGGGTCGCAAAAACGGGCGACTTAGCAGGAAAAGATACAGTTAATGAAAATGATATTTCTTTAACTAATAGTGAGTTAGCAGATATTACTACCGACTTGGGTGCTATCACAGCAGGCTCAATGAACATCGGCACAGGGAAGTTTGTAGTTGACGCAAGTGGTAATGTAACAATCAAGAATGCTGCAACGGGCAACAGACTAGAAGTTAAGAATAACGTGATAAAGGTTTATGACGCTGTAGGCACAGTAAGAGTTCAGATAGGGCAGTTATAATGGCAGTAGGATTCAGAATTAAAGACGCTAGTGGAAATGTAACGATTGACTCAACAGAGACAACGGCATTGCTACAAGAAAGATTAGAGGAGACCTCTACAGGCTCAGGTAGTAAGACCTTTACAGGCATAACAAACCAAAATGCTTATGCTGTAGGTTTATGTGAAACCTCATCAGGCGATGGTTACGCAAACACATGGACAGGTGTTGACTTTAATATATCTACAACATTAAGCGGTTCAAACCCAAAAGTAAGTTGGAATATCGCCTGTGACCCCATAAGTGGATTAGGAGACTGCTCAAAGTGGAGTAAATACCATATCTTTGTGTTTATGAAATGAGTTACGGGATAAACATTATTAATGCCGATAGTTATTTGACCTTTAACGAGGACAAGATTTACTATCAATTTGAAGAGAAATTACAGAGCAGTAAGGCTACAGTGGTGTTTTCGCAGAGGTTCTATTGGGATACAGACTACACAGGTAGCGCCTATCCTATTGTGTTTATTTATTCTAACGGGTATTGGGCGACAATTATAGACACGCACAGACTATCTAATAATAAGTGGCGCATTCATGTTTGGACGGAAGGTACTAAGGCAACGGATACAAAGAATAATATAACAGGGTATGTTTTTACCGAAGGCTCTGAATCTTCGACAAGTCCTAGTTGGGGAATTAAGATAAATGACGCTAGTGGAAATAGGGTCTACGATAGTGATTTTAATATAATGAGAATTAAGGATTTTGACACTATGCCCTCCCCTTCTAGTAGCTATCCTTCTAGCTCATTTGGTGGCACAGCATGTGGTGCTGCGGTCGCAGGCACAACGGGAGAAGCGTCAAGCTCTCATGGTATTAGCGGTTTAACCAAGCCTTGTGCTTTGCTATACTCTAACGGACTCATGCAATACAATAAACACTATTTATGTACATGGTGGTTTGAGAGTGGGTTTGCTAAGTCAATACAACAAGTAACAAGCTCACAAATTAAGCACGCATGGGGTCACATGGGGGATTGGACTGCTAATCTAACACAAAAGACCGTTCCGGGTGACTATGTAACACCTATTATTGATGGGGCAGATTATGACTAAAGAAGAAGAGATTTACAGCAATGTAACGCTAGGTAGTTGCCATCAGTGTGAATATGGCGAACTTATACAATCAACTGACGAAAATGGCGAAGTAACTATGGAGTTTGATTGTACAATAGATGACATCAAGCAATGCCCTGTCGTGATACATGACATGAGCCTATAATAAAGTAAAGGAGTAAATATGGCATATACTAAACGCAAGGCGCTACCTACTCAAAGTTACCTTGAAGAATGCTTTGAAGTAAAGAGCGGTGGCATATATTGGAAAGAGCGACCAAGCTATCATTTTACATC